CCTTTTAATACCGAAGCAAAATCAAATGAATTTTTATATTGATCTTGTAATGCTTTCGTAATAGTCAAAGCATATATACCAAATGATGGTTCTTCATCTGCATATTCAGATCCTTTTTCTCCAAATATACTGTAATCATCCACTCTAGATTTCCAAGTATCACTTGGTCCTCCTATATAATTAGCCAATGTTGGAGCAAAGAAGGATTTGCCAGATCCTGTTGGAGCATTGCAAACTATAAATTTATCACCATTTGAAATAGATTGCTCTATCTTTTTTAGAATCTTAACTTGTAATGATGATGGATTGTAAGATTCTGGGAAATTGAGAATTAAATTAGACATTTCAAACAGACTACTTCAAAAGATTCAAATGTCAACTGATCAAAATTTCATAAATAGATAATTGTTGTATATTTTAGATGCGTTGCTTTTATCACAAAGTAACATTTTATAATAATTTTCATTTGATGGTGGACAAAAAGCACTCAAACAATAATCAAATATAAATCCATTATCAGTTTCTATTAATTTATAAGGATATGGAAGTTCATATTCCTTTTCTATGTCATCTGTTAAGATTTTAAATCTTATAAAAAATTGTTTTATATTAAAAACTTTAATTTTTCCAGAGCGAATAGATTTATTATCAATAACAAAATTGACATTTTTTAAAATACATTTTTTTAATTGTTGTTCAATATTGTTCATTTTAAGTATCCATAAAATTAATTTTTTGAGCTGGAGTCATAGTATATAAAACTTCATTATAATATTTCCAAAATGAATCATTTCCTGGAATTGTTTGAATTAGATAACAATTTTCCATACTTATATTTCTATAATCTTGCATTATAATATCCCAAACTACAACTATATTGTGTTTAACTTCGTCTATTCTTCTTGGACTTCTTGGAAATCTAAAATTTAAAGATATTTTTCCATTGTTGCTGTTTAAAATTTGAATACTATTTGTGCATAACATTCTTCTCCATTGTGCTCTTGGTGGCACTGGTGCTCTTTCTGGAGTTCTTCTTAAGAATATAATTTCACAAACATTAGAATTTAATAAACTTTTTAATTCAGATCTACCAATTTTTCTCCTAGTGCGATTATTGATATTAGTTAAAACTGAATTTTTTATATTTTTAAAAAATTCAGAAGCTGACTTAATAATATCAGATAATTTAGGAAGATCCATCTAAATTATTTACTGTCTATTTTACTGTTAACTTTACAAATTCCAAAAATTCGCTGTTCATTAATAAACAGACCGTTTTTAATTTTACCATGATCTTCAATTTCTAAATTAGTGATTGGTATTCCCATGTTATTTGGGAATACAACAATATCTCCAACTTTAGCATATTGAACTCTGGGTCCATTCAGGATAACTCTTCCTTTTCTCCAAGCATTATGAATTTGGTTAACGGGAATTGCAATTCCCCCTCTTAAAATATATTCAGATCCAGCATCGCCTCCCTGTATATCGCAATACTCAATTAATATAACATCATCAAATAAATTAGATAACATGAAATTATCTAGCCCGAAATCACTGGGCAACATTTTATCTGAAAGATCAATGTGTGATCGTTGTGGAAATAAGGCATCTATTGAAACTGACATACATAAATTTAATTATATATCTTTAGATGTCAAGTTTTCCCATTCTTTTTTTGAATAAAAATCAGGAATAACTTTTTTTGGAGTTTCTTTATTTTTATCTTTTTTAATTTTTTTAATGTAATTGATATTTTTCTTTTTCAATTTAGGAATTACATTTTCATAGAATTTATATTGACATTCCACAGTTGGAAAAATACCATGATATTTATTAATTGTAGAATTAATATAATCTATATATTTCCCATCATCATAAAAAGAAAAATATCTAGTTACCATATAAGGAACAAACTCTTCTAAAGATTCTGAATCTATTTCTTTAGAAGAATTTTCAAATAATATATGATTTATTGCTTTAAACATTACTCTAATAATTCATCTACGATTCGATAAATGTTTTTTTCTGGTTTGAATCCCAATTCATTTAATTTGGTTGTATCTAAGTACATCGATTCAACTTGAACTATTTTATGAAAATCAGTCGCCTCCATAATTCCAATAGTACTCTTTGAGTTTGTTTTTTCAACAGCGTAATCAATTATAGATTTAAAAACTATAGGAATTCCACACCCTAAATTATATGTCTCATTAGAGACACCATGATCCATTATATATTTTATACCTTTCGCAACATCACCAACATGGATAAAATCTCTATAAAAATTACCATTATTATAGAGATTTATTTCTTTATCTTCTTTAATTTGGCTTATTAAAAATTGAAGAGCGTTTTTCTTTTTGGAAATTTTATCATCTGAATTTCCTAAAACATTTCCAAGTCTTATAATGTTATATTTTATATTGAATGTTTTACAATAAGATTCCAATAATAATTCTGCTGCGTATTTGGTTATTGAATAAAAACCTTTTGGTCTACAGATGGATATTTCTTTAGCTGGTAGATCGGTATCTCCATATACAAACCAAGAACTGATAAATGTAAATTCTAAATCTTTATGTTTACATTTATCCAATACTTTCATCAGGTGAGTTAAATTAGTATCGATATCTATATGGGAATCAACCAATATATTATAATTGTCTACTGTGCTAATAAAATATAAAACCTTCTCACTAGCAGGTGTAAAAGAGTTCCTATCTATTATTGCAACTTCATTTTTGAATTGTTTGCAGAATTCACTGCCAACAAATCCAGTTCCTCCAAAAACCGATATCATAATTATTTTCTAAATTTTGAAATCACATCTTCGATATATTCAAACACTGGAGTTGTATAATGAGGAGCAGCTCCAATAAAGAATACTTTATCTAAAACTTTATTAGCTTCTGGATATTTTTTATAATCATCCAAGTGTTTGTATCCTGGATGTAATAGAATATTTCCAGCAAAATAATTTCTAGTTTGTATTTTATTATCTTCTAAGTATTTTACCAATTCATGTTTTAATCCGATTTCATCACAGATAAATGGAGTTCCAAACCAACACGGATCAGCTTTATCTAAAGTTTTTGGAATTCTAATATTTGGAATATTTTCACAAAATATTTTAGAAATTGTATCTCTTGAAATTCTTCTATTATTTTCAATTTCATCTAATTTTTCAAGCTGAACTAAACCAATCGCACCTTGCATATCCAATGGTTTTAAGTTATATCCCATTTCTGAAAATACATATTTATGATCAATTACACCATCAAAATTTTCAAGCCAATTATCGAATCTATTTCCACATGTTCCGCAAGGCAATAGGTTAGCAGAACCCACGCAATAGCAGTCTCTACCCCACCAACTAAGGCTTACAAATAACTTTTTGAGGTCAACATCATCAGTGCATACCATACCACCCTCTCCAGTTGAAATATGATGTGCTGGATAAAATGAATTTGAATATGCTATGTAATATTCATTTAGATATTTTTCATCCCACTTGCTTCCAAGACTATCACAGTTATCTCCTACGAGATGAATTCCATACTTTTCACTAATTTCAATTAATCTATCCATATCAGGAGGATTTCCCAATACTGGAGAGATGAAAATAGCCTTTGTCTTGTTTGTTATTTTAGATTCGATTTGATCAATATCAAAGTTCAAAGTGTCCCATTCGATGTCTACAAAAACTGGCGTAAGTCTGTTTTGATAAATGACTGAAATTGTTGTAGCGAACCCAACAGGTGATACAATTATTTCATCGCCATCTTGCCAATTGAATCTTCTTTTTAATCCAGATATTAAAATCAAATTAGCTGAACTTCCAGAGTTCACCATGTGTCCATATTTGGTATTAAATCTTTTAGAAAACTGGCTTTCAAATTTATGAACCTTTTCACCAGCTGTGATCCATTTACCATTTAAAAATGAATCTAGAGCAGCTTCAGTTTCTTTATTATCCCAATATGGGCCAGAATAATATATTGGTGTTTTACCATGGTTGAATTCTTTAGCGTTGTAAATATAAGGCGATACGTGATTACCCACCAATGTTTTGATATCTTCTTTTAAAATCATAATTATATT